GTTTTACTGCTAATTGGGTGAGTACCAAAGCCGACCACACAATCACCTGTTACCTTAAGCTCTCCGTTTATAGTCACTTCGCTGGCTGTAATTACCATTTTACCGTCTTTCTTAATTCGAAAGCTGGAATCTTTATAAATGAGTAACACATCATCGTTATTAGTTGATAGCGACGGAACGTTAAAAGGAAACAAACCAGGCACTGCAATTGCGTCGATCAGGTCGAATTGTCGTCGATCTCCTGGCAACTGTTCGCCGCCCTTATCTAAAAACAGTTCCATGGCTCGCTCTGAAAACAGTAGCATCACGTAGTCATCTTCCTCTAAAGGGAAAGTAAATGATGCTTTTGCAGTGCGTGGCCAGACTACCGGAACGTTGACTATAATTGGCAATGACTCTTTTGTTCCGTCTAAATAATCTTTTTTAATAAGCGGCTGAACTGTCGCCTTTTGGGTTTCAAATTCATACTTAATAACCTTAGCTGGCAAACAAGTGTGGATCTCACTCATGCGTCTATCAAATATCGCATTCATAACATCAGGTAAGTTTTGCAAACCCATTTAAGTGCCACTCCCAATTTGCTGCACTTGGCAGGTAGTAATAAAATCACCTTCATAGTTGTCGCCCTGATGCTGAACTGACATCACCTTGTAAAAGCCAGGGAACCCAGCTTGTGAAAGTGTTACGCGCCCACCAGGAATAATCATAGGGTTCAATAAGGTTTTAAACTTAAGGAACGGCGATTCGCGCGCGACGTTTTTAACTAAGTATTCTTGAATATCTCCGACACGTTCGACCTTTTCTAGCAGCCCGGTTACTTCTTGGATCGCAACTGGCTCAGCCTTAGACGCGCCCTTTTTCTCAATGACTTGAAGCTTCCCATTTTGCACCGACCAATCTAAATCAAAACGTTTACAAATGTTATCTAAAGCCTTTTTAACCGATCCTGTGTGCGCATAGCCTTGGCTATACTCACCCTTTAAAGCTTGCGGTATTTCTGAAATCGGGATGTCGAGTTTCTTTACAATCTCTTTTAGTACGAGCATGGCGTCAGTTTTATCTTTAAAAGAAATGCCCGAACGCTTTTCTCTAACCTGCTTCATGCCATCCCCTGCTTCTATCTTGCTAATAACATCGGGGTATGGGTATTGATGATTGATTCTCAAAATGTCGCCACTAAAAACAAGCTGGGTTCCTATATCCTCGGAGTACCCAGCCCTGACGATAATCTGATCGTCTAATTCTTTAATCTTGCCGCGATTGTCTGGGTTTAGATTGTAAATAGACACCGTGCAGCGGTTTGCAATGTTGGTGTTTGTTTTTAATATGTCGAAACTCACGCGCAAATCAGTAATATCGTTTTTAATACTTTCGTTGCCGATAAAAACCTCTATTACTCGATCAAACAATGCCATTATTGCAACTCGCTCGCAGGGAAGTAATATAGGTTTACCTTTGATCCCATGTCATCACGCCCAACCCTTAACAGCGTCTCTGTTGAGTCTATTGCCACGATCTCACCTGGCGGCAATAGCGGGTTAGCAAAGCGGTTAATCAATGGGTAATCTAATATGACTTTAACGCCGCAAACTATTTCGTTGCCGCCTACGTCTGCAATATCAAATATCCAAAAATCAAAGGTGTCATTCCACTTGAATACAAAGTTATACGCCTGATCTTCTAGCACGATTTGGAACTTATAAGCAGGCGCAGCCGATGATGTTGGGATTAACAATGTCATGGTTGTGTCACCGCCCTTCTAAGGAAGTCAGTTATTTTAGTACCCCATCCTTTGATAGTGTCCTTGGCTTTTTTAGGTATAGGCAAAGCATCTACTACAACACCCGCTAAATCACCCAATGATACTGTTATAGGAGCTTTCTCTAAATAATCAGGCTGAAACTTATCTGCATTTGTAGCGCTAGAGTTTACCTTTCTGATTTTCTGCAGTTCAACATCAAATTGTATCGCCTGCCCTGTTTGAACTGTTCTAGGCACACTAACGCTAGTGATACACATATCAGTGTAAACCACATACTTAGTATCCACGTCGACTAGTTCTTTTGCTTGCCACATCGTGTAAAGCTGTTCAAAGGCTTGTTGCGCATAATTATCTGGGTCGGCATCGAGTGGCGTATTTGAAATAAACCCGGTTATCTTTATTTTTTCAGGATCTAAAACGATATGGTCGCTTACCATGCTCCCATCTTCAATCGGAAATTTCGTGGCAGTGCTAGAAAACGAATAGGTTTCTGAAATGGTTGTTTCTATCACCAAGGAGCCTATCGCACCCTTTCTAGCCTTTAATACTAAAGTAATTGGTCTTGATACTGCCATTATTCATACACCGCATTGTTATAAAAGCCCTGTTCGAGCATGCCATCGATATGATCGTCTAATGCCCTGCGAACTGAGTCAGCGATTGATTGCTCAGAGTTTATCGAGCTGCCTATTTGATTAGGCACGTTGATCACAATATTTGGGTTTGAGTTAACTGTCACATTATTGTTTTTTGTTTGGTTGCTGAACGAGTCGCCAGCCCTGCTAAGTTGCTGCGGCTCAAATTTAGGTTGCTGCATGCTAGGGGCAGTCATCTGTTGAACCATTGGCATTATACGTGATGCTGCGGCCCCTGTAGGCCCGAACGAGCTAAATAGCGCACTGAGCCAGCCCCCGCCAGGTTTAGCGTTGCCGCTCTCGTTATACGATAGTAAGTCGCCGCCAGGGATAGCGCCTTTGCGTTTATCTGTTGGCTCATCAAGTAACCCCTTTAGGCTGACAGGGTTCTTTGGTTTCTCCGTATTCGCTTTTTTGCCTTTGCTTTCTACTAGGTTGAAAAATTCGAGTAAGTCTTGCGTAACGCTTCGTATTGCGCTTTTAAGGCTATCATAGAGAAATCCCCCGATAGATTTAAAAACTTTGATAGCGCCATCAACGAAGCCATCCCATGATAAGTTAGCAAAGTCATTAAGTAATGAGTCAATCCAATTTGAAAACCAGTCTTTTAAGTCCTTCCACTTACCTTTGATGAACTTAATCGCATTATCGAATTGGTCGTTAACGTAGCTTGCGAAGTCAGTAAAGAAACGACCGATGCTGGCTAATATGCCCCGCCAGTCAATCGACAGTAAAAGCTCTGTAAGCTTATATGCTGCAAACCCGACAGTTGCAAAGCCTGCAATCAATAGCAACGCGGGTGCCGCTGCAGCTAAGAACGCCGCCGCAAAAGACCATGCGCCCACGCTAGCTGTAACCATCGCCGCGCCAAGCTTAAGAATGGGGCCAACAGGTAATAGCATCGCTATTGCTACGACACCAAACACTTTAGCGAAGTTTAGCCAGCCTGTTCCGCTCTCGCCTAGCAACGTATCTGTGAGCCCAAAGAAATCTAAGACTTGCAGAGCAAGGTAAGAAATCGCCGCAGCTACTGCAATCACAGTAAGCGGGATTAATAAAAGCGATGCATTAACCAGTTTAATCGATACAATTGCGGCTTTAAGCGCTACTATCAGATCGAATATCGAAAGAATTAACCCGCCGAGCTTTACCGCTGTATAAGCGACAATGAATAGATATAACGCATTTTCTGCGCCCCCAACAGCTTTTGAAAGACCTATGAAAACGTTACTAGCTACCTCAACAATTCGCCATAATGCTTTAAGGACTTTTGCAACATCTTCAATAAAAACCTTAATGTTTTGCTGAATAAGTTGATTATTGACCAATATCCAGTCTAAAACTTTGTTGGCTAGTTCTTGAAATGCTGGGGTTAGCTTAGAGCCTATTTGATTTTTAACGCCCGCAATCGTCGCGAAAAGCTCATCGAAGCTATCATCAAGTTTTTCGTTTGCTTTCAGTGCATCGCCCGATAGAACGAGACCAAGTTTTTCGGCCCTTTCTTTTAGCTTGTTAATTTCGGCTGAGCCTGATGATAGGAAATTGGTCAGCCTAGCGCCACTTCTACCAAACAACTGAAAGGCTATAGCGTTACGCTCAGATGCTGACGCAACCTTGCTTAGCCCGTCTGAGGTTTCTAGTAAAAGCGCGTCGGTGTCTTTAAGATTTCCGGCTTCGTCAGTTATCGACACCCCAATTCGGTTTAAGCTTTTGACAAAGTCATCAACAACACCGCTTTGAGCTGCATTACCTAGCCCTCGCTGAAAGCGAACCATCCCGTTAACGAATTCATCGCTACTGATCCCCGCTGTCTGTGCGGCAAACTGCCATTGCTGTAATGATTTAGTCGAGACACCAATAAGGTTAGCATTGATCCCGATATCTTCACTCATGCTGGCGGTCGATTTAACAAGCGCAAATATTGCAGCGCTCGCACCTAGCGCTACTTTGCCAATACCCAGCAATGAGCTTTTGATCGCATCAATGGATTTATTGGCTTTGTCTAGCGCCTTAGTATCGACATCAAAGCCGATGCGGGTGATTAGTTCTCGAACAGTGGTCATCGTTTGTGCTTAGCCTCGCGGATCTGTTTTTGTTCCATGGCTTGACGCATGTCAAGTAAAGCGTTTGCGCGATCAACGTCGTCTAGGTTCCAGATGGTTTCAAGTTCCTCAAGGGTGGCGAGCTTCTCAAAGACAAGTCGCCACAATATCCACTCGGCTTGAAGGCTTTCGTCTAGTTTGCCGCCTAAGCTTTCTTCGGTTTCGGTAGTTTGTCCAGCTTGTCTGCTAGGTTCCCAATACCGAGTGACTGAAAAAAACTGCCATAATTTACCTCAATAACAAATGCTAATGCTTTGTATAGTTCGTCAAATGAGCCTGCAAAGACATCATCGAAAACTGAGGTTGTTAATTCTTTACCTTCGCGTCTAGTATTTGCGAGTAAACGCAACGCAAGGTCGACCATATCATCAGGGTGAAGGCGGTCACACAATCCTTGAATGACCGGCCCTAACGTTTCTGAATTAACTTTTGCGTCTAAATTTCCTGCAAGGGAAAAAAGTGATGGTGCGAACAGCTTGACCAACTCGGCTTTTATTTTTAACCCGTGACGCGCCGGAAATTGCACGACCGAATATTCTACGCCGTTAATCTTTTTCTCTTTTGTTTGTATCATTTTTAGATGCCCACGCCTAAGTTACCAGTAACAGCGTATTGCATATGGCTCACGTGAATGACCCACTGTCTGTTAGCAATATCTTTGCCGTAGTCAGTCTTTGGCAACCCTTCGACCCAACCTGTACCGCTGAACATCTGTGATTGACCTGTCATGTCTTTAACAATAACGGGGAAAATCGCAGTGTTATCGGCTTGGTCTAAATCGTGAAGCGCTGACAAGATGTCGTTTGACGGGCTTGTTTGCGCCAAGGTTAGCGTGATGCTACCGCTTAGGTTATTAGTCTTAGCGCGGGAAGTGGTGCCATCAGCGCCAACAACCTTTGTATAGGACTCTAATTCGCGTTCTACTTCGATGAAAGTGCCATCAGCGTAACCGCCGATAGCATTTCCGTTAACGACAATAACGACCTGTGACGCGTCGTAAGTTCTTACACCAAATGCCATTTTTATGACCTCCTGTCATTAAAATTAAACTGTTACAACGCCTGCGATCGTGATTGCGTTAATCGCGCCAGCTAGTACACCAAAGAAAGTAACACCCGTTAATCTGCGAGCCGCTTTATCGTTAGCTGAGATGCTAGACAATGCAGGCATGGTTACAGTGGGCGGGGTATCAGGTGATAACACACCGCGTGAAACTGCTTTGTTTAGGGTGAACAGCATATCGGCTTGAATAGCTGCAAGACCTGCATTTGTGAATGGGATCTTAGGTAGATTAGCTAATCGGTTGAAAATACCTGTTGCCATCTCAGAGGTTAACCAGTCTAGGCCGATGACCACGTCGATATATTCGCCGCTTACCATTGTGCCGTTCTTGGTAATGTTAACGCCGCCACGTGTTTCGTAACTGTTTGCTTTCTTAGCATATAAGTTTGTACGCTGAGTAGTAGTTAAGTTAGTTGCAGCAACGCCGGAAAGGTTTTTAAATGCCCAGTTATTTGAACCAGGCAGTGCGGCCATTTCTCTACCCATCCACGCAGCTTCGGGGTAAGTTGTTGCGGCGTCTGCTTGGTACATAACAAAGGTTCTTTCGTAGCCTTGTGCGAATAGCAAATAAGCAATGTCAGTTGTGGAACCTGAGTCATAGCAAGCTGCATTAGCGGATGCGACACCAAAGATTTTGATCGAAGCTTCGATCCATGCTGCAGCGTCTAAAATATGTTGGTCTGTGCGTGAGGTTAAAACCAATGCGTACCAGTTTGAATCAACTAAGTCGATTGCGGTTAAGTCATCGGCCATTGAGTCAGATGCAACATAAGTTGAAATTGTTAATTTTGTGCCGACTGTTAGAGTCCACGCTAGGTTAGCGGTTCCAGCGGTTAGTGTTAAAACAGCACCTGAGTTATCTGCAGTAACGTTTAGGGATGCTGCGTTGATAGCTGTTTTAAGGCCCGCTGCGATGTTTGTTCCCGTATTACCGTTGGTTGCTTGATAGGTGTATGCAACGCCATTAATAGAGATGCTATATAGCGCTGTATCATCGACAGTGCTAACGGTTACCGTTGCAACGTCAACAGAGCGCCTGCCAATAGCAATCAATGGAACGTGTGGGGATTGCCCAAACATAGCTGCAGCGGCGATATATTCTTTATCGGTGTTAGAAAAGCCGTCTGTAACGACCTCATCAAGGCTTGAATAAAACTTGATTCTGTCGTTCCACTTTTTATGAGTTCCCAAAATCATAGGAACGCCAAAGCCATCAGCGCTAACGGTGGTTGTTTCACGAGTGATCGTGACGTTGACGATATCTGAAATAACATCAGTCATTTGAATTCCCTCTCAAATAATGCCTAAAAATCCTTTTTAAGGCGGTGGCGGCGTGTAAGGCTGCCCAACGTCTATATGTCTATCGAGTTCGTCGGTTTCACTTCCTGTGAACTCCCCGTCCGCGATAACGTTCTCAATTAATCCTACAGCGACTTCGTCAGGATCTGTTATGCCTTGGTTAGAATATCTGAACTTAAGTTCTAAAATCGCCCTTTCTTCATAGGTTGTCGCATCGGCTAACAAGGTTGTCGTATTGCTTTGCATTAGCTTTTTTACAAAAAACACGCCGCTTAAGGCTAGTGTATCAAGTATTGCAGGAGAGCTTAATGATGTATAAAGCTTTTCCATGGTTGCGACTGAGTTATCACCATAGCAATTTATTTCTAAAACCACTTCGCGATTACCAAAGATGCTAGCCATTCCGAGCGAGTTTGGGTCGGTTAAAACATCTTCACCGACGGAGGTAAACGTCGTTAGGCTTAAATCAAGGTACGGCTTAGTACGACGTGGCGCGTTAGTAAAACGCCAAATTGTTGTAACGTTGCCCGAGGCTGCATAAACCCAATCATAAATCGCATTTTGTATCGTGTTTAGTGAAAAGCTCATGGTGCTTTTGCCACTCCGATACACTTGTAATGATTTATCACATTACTTTGCCAAGGTTCGACCGTTAAAATCTCAAAATCAAACCCAAAAGCCGTTAATATGTCGGGGTTTGTTGTTGCTGTCGTTGTATTAAGCTGAGTATCAGTATAAATGTTGACTGCTTGTGATTGCCTTCTACCCTCTGGCAAAAGCTCAATTTCTTTCCCTTTCAATGGCTGAACGCTTGCCATAATTGAAAAGGAAGTCACAGCGCCTTCGGTAAATTTACCCTTGACCCACGTTCCTGCGGCCATGCGTTTAACTGTAAATGCGCTGCGAAACATGCTCATTATTTATCTACCAATATGTGGCGAATGCTTTGTATCATTCTGCCTGTATCAATTAATGGCTTAGGCTCGCCCGCTGCGGTTCCATTCGATTTAGCTAGTTTGCGCTTTAGTGTATAAGGCGCATTTGGAACCCAGCCGCCTTCGCGAATTTCGGTCTGTATCCAGGATGCATACAAAAACCCTAGGGCATTTAATGATACGTTTACCGTTTTCTTGCCTGCTACGATTGCGTTGTGCTCGGCTTCGATGTGTGCGTTTAGCTCACTTTTCCTACGCTCTGCAGTTTGACGCATAAAAGGGCGCGATGGGATAATGTCTGTACCGAATTCGTTGTAATAACCGATTTCAGCAACTGACGCGCCTTCGCCCTCGTACTTTTCGCCATCGTCTTGTAAACCGACTTTTACAAAAGTTTTACTCATCTTAGCAATTTCGGTCACGATAGCTTTGTAGCCCATGTCCTTATCGCTCACTGAAACAGATGAATTAACTTTAGCCATTTTACCAAGACCTCGTAACGCCACCCAAAATAAACATATTTCTATAGCGTAAATATTCTTGACCGTAAGATGTTTGGCTATAACCGCCTACATCCATAACGATTCCTGAGAAAGAACGCGACAGGCTACCCTCAGTTTCTGAGGAAATTTGCCCGCTTGCGCCGCTTCTTAATGACATCGTCAACATGTGAGCGGCTAAATTCGCAATCGCCAAGTTTTGAATATCGGGATTGTCAGCCGCAAACTTGACTTGTAATTGGGCAAAACTAATAAAGCTAGCTCGAATGCCGCTATCTATGTTGGCCGCTTCTTTACAAATCAATAACAGTATCGCGTCTAATGTCATTTAGGATTCTTCTTTGTCAGGGCCTGAAATGTCTTTCAACAACTTTTCAATCTGTTTGTTAATCGCCTTCAAGACAGCGGGGCGACTTTCTTCGTCCCGCATCTTTTCTAGTAACTTCAAATCTAAGATTGCGGGAATGTCTTTAGCTGACATTTTAGATTGATAGTCGGCCATGTCCCCAGCTTCGCTATTAGCTTTAGGCTTATCTAGCAACTCTAGGCTACCGTTATCGATCCGAGCTTTTACAATTGGGTTTGTTATCACTCTCTCAAAGCCTGGCAAAATATTAAGGCCAGGCATGATGAAAAATTCCTCAACAATAAAAACGTGTGTCAATATAGATTTTACCCGCATAGACTTAGATACCTTCCATGATTGAAATTGACAGTGGGTAGTAAACTAAAACCCCACCAACACGCGCATGACAAGGAATTTCAAACTCTAAGCCTTTTTCTTGTGCAGCAAATTGTTCGAACGCAACAGGGACTTGAAACTCAAGTTTGTCAGGGCTGCGATCGTAAGCAATCATGATGTCAGCGCCTGCGCCTACTGGTGAAACACCGATACCCGCTGCAGTCATTTCGTTAGCCCATTCAATGTTCTTAATAAAAGGCGTGTTCATTAAGAAAAACTCTTTGACGGTTAATGGCGTAACTGTATCAACGCGCAAAGTTGAGATTAACGAATATTGCGCAAGTGGCAGAATCAAAGTGTTTGGCTGTTCTACGCCCTTCGTTAAACTGAAAATGTTGTTAACGAAAGTGTTCAATTCTGAAAGAATCAAAGCCGCTGTTTTGCTAGCCCAAGTTGTTGCAGATAACGTACCTGTAGCAGGTGACGCAACGCGGGTCACGTTAGGGTTATTGATTAACCCCGTTAAACCGCCTTCGGCATCGCCAGCCCAGCCAATTTTATTAAGCTTTTGCTCAATAGAATGTCTAGCCGCGTTTGCTTTTCTTTGCTCTAAGTTACGACCCTGAAAACGCGCTGCGCGAATTTCTTGGATTGAGTAACCATAGCTTGCACCGATTGAACGAATAGGGGCGGTGAATTCACGGCCCTTAATGTCCGAACGTGGTAAGTCGGTCGCAAAGTTGTTGATCAATTTTGCAACGCCGAGCATGTCAAATTGTTGATAGGTGATGCTTTCTGCGCCTTCGCCAGCTTCTGCAGAAACGGGTATTAAGTCCATTGCCTTTAGAGCTGGGTATTGAACGTCGTATGTTTTAGCTTTAATCGTTTCTAGGTTACGAGCGAAAAACGCTGACTCGTAAGTGTCCAAGTTAACGCTTTTGATTTCTTCGGTCATTTTTAAATGCTCCCTTCCTTGGGTTGATTTAAATTAAGGTAAATTCACTTCAAGCACTGTGATAGCTGGCGCAGTTGATGCAGCCATCCAACGAGCGCGACTAATAAGGAACGCATTCACAGGGCTATCGCTATCTGCACGCCATGCGCCACGAACCTTAGCACCGTCAACCATGTCACGCGCATAAACAGCGCTAGCAGTTGTTACGTTTTGCTCAGGAGCAACGTAAACACGACCGCGTGATAATACTGGAACAGTAGCGCCAACAGCGTATTGAACAACCCCAGTTAAATAGGTTTGGGTAACAGTGTGCTCTTGGCATGAAACGCCTAAGAAAATATCAGTCGTTGAATAAGTCGTTGTGCTGCCAGCTTGTGAGCCGCCTAAAGTAACTACAACACCAGAAACAGTTATTGCTGTTTTGTCATCTGTAGAGATAACAATAGCGCGACCTGTGCCAGCAACAGCGGTAACGTTTGCTAGAGCAGAAATAGCGACAATCAAAGCCGCAAAAGTTGCAGCATGTGATGATGCATAAGTTACGGGGCTGATAGCAACGCCGTTAACGCTCATATTAATAACGTTGGATGCTACAAAGTCAGCATCAAATAAAACGGTTGCCACGTTTCTGCTAGGCAGACGGCAACTCGTATCAGTAGCGCCGCGAACGACGGCAACACCTAACGGAATAATTTCCTCTGCATTAAATGATAGGACTTCGCGCTCGCCACTGTCTGCGAACATTCCGACCATACCGATTGCAGTTTCTAAGCTATATGAAGTTTGAGACATTATAGTCACTCCCTTGAATTAAATGTCGTTGATTATTTATTGCAAAACGCTTCTTTATACGTTGGGTTTTGCGCGTCTTTAGCATCCTTGCTATTAGTCGCATAAGACTTACCATATAAGCGTGCTTTCATCTCTTCGCGTGCGGCTTTAGCGTCTCTCGGTGCTGCAGTCGAATCAGCTTTGGTGGTAACCGCCTCACGATGTTTGCCAAAATTATCAGATTCTTTTGTGCTTTGTACTTGGCTAAATTCTTTGAGCATGTCAAAGCTAGCATCGATATAAACTTGTGATTGTCCGTCGATTTTAATGTTAGCGGCTTTTTCTTTAAGCGCTGCGATTTTGATTTCAACATCACTTAATGAATCGAGCTGAACATCAGCGGCTTTCTTGCCCATGATTTTGTTAAAGTCTTCGATTAACGCAATTCGAGCTTTGACGCCTACTTGAATTTGTTCATCAATGTTAACTTTCTTAGCATCTTCAACTTGCTGTTTCAGCATGTCGCGTTCAGCTTTCAGTTTTTCAACTTCAACCATAGCACTGTCTAGAGCAACTTTTTGCGCATCAGCATCTGCTTTGGCTTTGTGTAATGCCTTAGCTACTTCGCGCTCTGCTTTATATTCAACGCCATCAAGCGTGATGCTTGATAACGCAGGGGTCATTCCTTGGTCAGACATAATAAACTCCTTTTTAATTTCAATTTCGGCATAGTCGTTTCGACTATCTTCAACTTCTTGGGCGTCCTGCCCGTCTAAGTGAATTCGCGCCTCTGGCCCCGCTCGCGCTTTGTCCACGATTGCCAGATGGTTATATTTAATGTTTGTTTGTCTGTGGGTGTAGTCTTCACCATCGAACTTGCCATTTTCAGCAATTAGCTCAACAGTGTAGCCTAGTGATAATTCTGTTTTTTTTCGCTCGGTGATATCTTTGATAGCGGCTGGGTCTGTTACTAATAGAGTGGTCGACAAATATTTGCCATCAGCGTTAACTGTTTCACCCGTGTAGCCTACTGATAATTCTTTGATATTTTGAGCGGTGACAAGCTTTTGAGCTGGGTGCCCATTAGTAATGGGTCGCATTTTTAACGACTGCAAACTATCAGCGTTTAAAACATCTTTAGGGTGTCTTAACTCTTTTCTTATAGTTCCGTCTGCATTTAAATATGAAAACACGCCCGTTCTAGTGACAATAGCATGGGCTTTTAGAAAGCCTTCGTCGGTGACGATAGCCTTTGATGAAACAGCGCCACGATCGTAACGCGTTATTGTCTCGGTCATATTTATCGACATCCTTGTCGTTAAAACATCCGTGTATTCGGTTTCTCACATAAGACTATCAGATATCAGCTAAAGATCAAAACTTAGCCGACATTGTTAGTAAACTTAGGGAGCTATATTTCTTCAAGTAGTCCAGTTAGCACAGGTTCAGCAACGCAACGACAGTTATAATCCTCACCAGGATGACCGCCATCAGGAGGATCAGACCAGTTAAAAACCTTATCCTCTCTTTCTTCATGTTCGGGTCTTACTCTATTATCGCCTACAGTTCGCCAAACATATTGAGTAACGCCCATTTCTTGCTGTCTCAAAGCAGTCAAAGCCCCGTTAAACTTCGAAACTTGATCGCGCGCTATAAATTCAGCTCTACGCCTTGTTATTCCAAAGCGTTTTTCAATTTCTGTAGCAATATCCTTGCCACTTGCGCCACGTTGAAGGCCCATTTGAGCAATTGTTTTGATTTGCCCGGTCGCTTCCTCGGGTAGATTCTTAATAAAGTATTTCTGTTGATCGACAAAGGCTCGTATTTGATCTGAAAGCCAAGGCTCTCTAACAAACACATCGACACCGATAACCGATCTAACTACAGCCATCACCTCATCATAGTTCCAGTCGTTCAGCTTTTTAGCTAAGGTTTCAACCGAGGTTGTCATGCCTGGCGTTTTTTTCTGCAACTGAAAAGTGATGCTTGTTATCAGCTCGCTTAAATTCTCCACCCAGCTATCAGCGTTTACTGAATCGGGTCTTAAAAACCTAGCTTCGCTCGCCAGTGCAGGGAGTTTATCAACTAATACGTTTTTCACTATATCAATATAAATATCTACGTAAGCCAAAAGCATCCGACGATATTCGCGCTCAATAGCAAAAGGGTGTTTAGGTTTTCTCGGCCTGCGTTTATTCGCTGGCTTGAACTCAGCACGCCTTTTTCTAATCTGATTGAGTATGTGTTCTTTGCTCAATTAGTCACCGGCACTAGTTACAGGGTTTTTCTTTTCAGACTCTAGCGGGTTAGAGGTTCCCGCGCCCGTGGTTAGTATTCCGGTTGATGATTGTTTCGATGATATTTGCAAATCTTTGGTTTCTTCGGCGCTCATGTCTGGCACGTCTCTGCCTTTAAATTCGATAACCATTTCACCTGAGTATGTATCCCCACCCCAGCGAGATGCGGCAACCTCAGACGGATCGACTACCCCGTTTTGGATATATATTTGATCTGTCTGTGCGACTTGATAACGGTAAGCTGCAGTTTCACTGTCGGTCATTTGCCATAAAGGATTAAAAACGATATTCCAGTTTTCAAGCTCAACACCTTTGAATGGCCCGTTTTTGCTAAGCATGATTAAGCGAATTAAGCGCTCAAGCAAGGGTCTTAGCCTGTCTTGCTGTTCGCTTTTAATTTTGTCGTAAAATAGCCGAATGTCACTATCACCCGTGGCGTTAAGACCGGCAACGCCTTTGCCCATCAACAACGTGTATGGGATCCCCGTGACGCTAGCTAAGGCTAACCCAAAGTCATCAATCAAATCGCTCAAGCCCGATACCGAGCTTGCCATCTTTGTGTATTCCTCTTGAGCGTCGATCATGATGGTGTTAGCAACGCTGCGTGATAGATCGATAAGTTCAAGGCGTTTTTTAATTAATTCGTCTTGGCCTGCAGCCATCATGTCAGCAAGATTCGCGACTTTTAGAATCGTCTGAATGAAATCGAGCATGATATTTGAGGTTGCAGCATAAGCGCTACCAAGGTTTCTAAGTTCCTCATAGCATGACTGAATGATGCTTGAGCCCCAGCCCTGATTCATAATCATTGTTCGGGTTGGCAATATTTCGCCTTGTAATCGTAGCACCCTGCTTTCATGAACGGGGAACTGAATACCGCCATGGTATGGCGTTACGTGATAAATCTCAGGTGTGCCATATTTAGGGTTTTGAATGTCGTTATATAAGTCGGTTGTAGTCCACCAAATGTTATATCGGTCAAAAACGTGCATGAATTTAACGTCTTTGATTTGGTCTTCGTTGACAGGGTCTGTCAGATCGCCGCCATCATCGATACCTAGAACGATGATACAGCCGCCGTATAATCTAGACCATCTAAGCATGTTAGTTAAATGGGTTTTAGCGTTTAGCTCATCGAGCTTGGCTAATACGAGATTATCTGTATCAGCTTCGACTGTGATCCATTGTCGCGTCATCTCATCAGGGATTAAATCAACGATGCGCTTAGCGATGCCGTTGCTTAGATAGAACTGTGTTAACTCGTTTTGTGTCATCAAGTCGTTTGATGCGTAGCTTGTGCCCCGCGTTCTATCTTTACCGAAACCACCGATTGAAGCTAATACGTTAGCCCAACCATCGGTTTTAATGACATTGCTAGACTGTGACTTTGATTTTGTCTTTGGCTTTCTTGTTGCCATCTTCTAACCGTCCTTGGTTATAACGTGACTAAGTCCTCATAACTGAGGCCCGGCTCGTTTAGTGAGTTGTATGCCCCACTAGCTGCGTCGACTTGGTCATCGTGACCACCGAATGGAAAAACCTCTAGCTCCCTTAGAAAGTCTTCATTCCACGAACCTGCTACGAGTTTAACATTACCTGCTTCACAATGCGCACTCAATGGCCCCGCTCGCGTTATCTTATCACGCTGAACTAAATCCGGCTTTGCGTTAAAGCCAGATAGGAATCGAATTAGACTTTCTACTTCGGACTTACCCGACCCGCCCGGTTCTTGCTCTAGTCTGATCTTTGTTGTGTAGCCGTCTTGCGTAGCTGTGTTCTTAATCGTGTCTCTAACCTTAAGCGATGATTCTCGAAAGCGTCTGATATCTTCAATATAGTGAATACCGTCTCGGTCTTTGCTCATTTTTAAGCCGACAGTCCAGTCAGGGTCTTTGCCGTTCTTGGCTACTGTTGCAGCCCTATCCCAGTATCGAACTTTTCTTGTATTTGCAGGAACCGCTTTAACAACTTCAAACCATGAGCGCTGAAACATACCACCACCTTTGGGGGCGGGTCTTTGTTGTTCTTGGCCTGCATAAGCGTAGCTCGATAAGGTTTTCTTTAGTCTATCGACTGCGGCATCATCAAAGCGCTCAGGCCATAATAGTTCGCCTTCCTCTTTTCGGGGATCTTCCCAGCCTAGTGAGGTGATGCATTTTCTATCGGTCTCAAATTCCATGGGCAGCATGAGATGTTCATACCCGCCTTGATCTAAAACGTGTTGCGATAAATCTTTCTCGCTTAGTCTTTGCATCACGATGACCGTGCAAACCGTCTTAGGATCGTTGCCACGCGTCGACATCGTGTTGTCGAACCAATCCATGGTTTCAATAACTTTCGCCTCTGAGAAAGCATCACGGGCGCTTTGCGGGTCATCTATGGTTATTATCGAACCGCCCTCACCCGTACCAAGTCCACCAACTGAGGTTGCTAATCGAAACCCTGATTTGTCATTGTCGAATCTAATCTTAGTATTCTGATCGCCCTTTAGCTGATAAACGTGGCCCCATATGCTCTGATACCATGGCGACTGAATCAGGTTTCTACATTTTAATGAATCGCGGGTTGATAATCCTTGCGCATAACTCGCACAAAGAAATCTTTCCTCGGGATAATATGCCCACACCCACGCAGGCCACATTACTGAAACAATGGTTGATTTCATGCAGCGTGGTGGCATGTTGATTAATAAGCGCCTGATTTCGCGTCTTATAACAGCTTGCAGATGTTCGCAAATAGCATCGATATGCCAGTTATTTTTAAATGTTCCAGGCGGCTCAATAGTGTCCCATGCGTCTTTAACAAAGTATTTAAATTTGCGCTTATATAAATCGTACTTAGCTTTATTTAGCGGGACTGGTAGGCTTTGGAGCATTTAAAATTTCAACCAAGCTGATATATGCCTGCAGTTGTTCATCGGTAAACCGACTCAAATCAACTTCATTTGGAACTTGGGTAATTTGCAATGGCGCATCAGCACCAAGGATTTTTCGAATGTCTTCGAGGGCCTTTCGGAATTCGGTTAGGTATTTAGTATCGCCAGAGCCTTCGAATTCAGAAATCGATTTCGAGTCGACGTAAGGGTTTTGGTTTTTCCCTTTGCCTTGTTTTAATTTAGTTACGTTTCTTTTCTTTGTCTCTTTGCTCTTAAACCAACCTTGCAACGCTTCGTCAGCAACCAATGAGAGCTGTGATACTTGCTCATCTTTGACGACCTTCATGTCCTGCAAGAACCGCTCTCGAAACTTCTCTGAGGCTCTTCTAAGAATCACTGACACACCTTGCTGTGACAGCCCTAGATGCTCTGCGATGCGCAATTGTGTCCAACCACGCGTTCGTAGCTGCCATGCCTCATCTTCATGAGCCAAGACCTCTTCGTCACTCTTAGGTTTATGGGTGTAATTTGCCATACTCACTACTCCCTAACACTACCAGCATTAGTAAGTGGAGCGGCTAGATCGGCGTTACACCGTCGCTGTGATGTTGGAACATCCATCGCTTGCTTTAGCCGCTTAGGATAAGACTTCTTGATAGCCTCATATTTAGCTTTTAGTGAATCATCTAGCAGGTAGATATATTTGTGCTTACCTTTTGACATGTGCTTTTTCACATTATCGCCATAATGCTTTTTTAAATTCTCAATAGAACGGTTGCCAATCGCAGATCCCACACTTCTACCATGAACCCATTTTCCGTTAATCACAAAATTACCAGAATCACCCTCTTTTGTCTTTCCGACATAAATCCAGTTTGTAGCTTGATAGATGCCGCCGTGGTGATCTTTGTCACTATCAGCATATGAAATGATAGCTCTTAATCCTGGGCAATGCTTTTTGAGCAACCTTAAAGTTATCGCCATAATCTTTGAAACTGGCGCTTTATGTTTATTGAGTGCAACACGAACCAGCTCGCAACATTCAGTCACCTTTAGATTTAGCGACTTGGCAAGATTATTATTCGCACCTCTTCCATAAAGAACACAGCCAATATATTTATCATCTTCCCATACTCCAAACTTTACAAGCTTGCCAGCAGGAACCGCCTTTGAATAATGCCAATTTAAGCAAGCAAACCTAGCGGCTTTAATATCACAGAAATCAATTTTCAAAGACATGGCCACACTCTGGGCATTCAGTTGGTTTTCTCTTATCAAGCCTATCGTTTGCACTTTCTGGCTCTGGCTTAAAATCGGGCGCATTAAATCCAGATAATAGTTCTGTAAGATTCTTTCCCCAGTCATCAAGTTGCACTAACGTAAAATGATCGTTAAGTAGCTGCTTGTTCCACTCGCCATTATTCACGTTATCCTGAATCATAACTTGCTTGAATTCATCTTCGGTAAGCTTGCGCGATGAAACCATTACTGCAACTTCTTTGCGTTTTAACAACTTCAAAACATGCCAACGTTGATGGCCTGCAATAATAGTATTATCCGTATCAACAAGTATTGGAGCGTTATAGCCTACCTTTTGAATTCCTGCCTTAAGTCTTTCGATCTCGATATCGGTAATCGTTCGAGGATTAAAATCACAAGCCTTTAGCTCATCGATTTTGCGTTTCTCATATTTCCACGTTGGAGCATCTTCAATCTTTGACATTTCTTCTATCCATTATCAATAACATGCACCCGCCTGTGGGTGAACTAGATCTTTTCTTTGGGTGATAAAAATTAGTCCTACGCCTCAGAAACTTTATCTCAAGCCCCGGCACGAATTCGCGACAAGGGTTGTTTGATTCTCGATTAGTTTTATCCAGAAAGTCTATATATTTGCAGGTGATGATCGAGTTTGAAACAAGGCAAACGACTTTAATACCCTTTGATGACTCCCACGCTTTTTGCAAAAACAATTCTGGGTCAGAGTAAGGAGGGTTCATAAAGATAGCACCCTTTTTAACATACTTAGGCCCGAATAGTTTTTCTGCTTCCTCTTTCCAGTCGACTGCTAAACAGTCCTTAAAAAAGTTAAGGCATCTGGTATTTTCAGCGGTAGCACAAGCATCAATAAGAAAGCCGTACTCTTTATCTAAGAAATCATACAAGCTTTGAGGTGTTTGCCATTGATCAGAGAGAGCACTCTTTTTTTTAGTGCGCTTTGGAATAAAAGCCATAAATTCCCTTTTATGTTTTTATTTAACGTTTACTTAACGGTAATTTTCACGTGATAGTAGAAACCGCCGTTTTTGTCGTCTTTGTCTTTCTTTCTTGAAAGCTTAGCGCCCATCAAGATGAATTCTTGTTCGCTGTCATTATAGTCGATTTGGCCTGCGTTGTTTTCCATTTGTTCTTGCACGTCTACTTTGTGCTCTATATCAAATGATGCGTTGGCCAAAGCGTTGATAAATTCAAGACGTGCGGCTGCAACCATTTTTTCGCGTGCAGCTATTCTGAGTTGAGATGAAATCGGTTTATCAGTATCGATGTCGACCTGATTTTTAGGTTTTTTGGGCATTTACAATTCCTTTTGTTTTGCCGCTTATAAATGGCGGCCCTCGGAAAAATAATAAGAAAAACCAAGGGTCGCCTAACCACTCACACATAGGATCATGATGTGTATATAAACCCTACCAAATAGATCCAACTTAAGCAAGCAACTTAGATCTGTATAGACAATGTCGAAAACATGTACATGGCCGAGCCATGTACATAGTTTTAGGTCAAAAATCGACATGTTTATTTATCGTGAAACATATACTCTGCTATGTTTAGAATGTAGCAAGTGCTATACTTTAATCATGGCAGAGGTGATTTTTATGTCAGATGTAATCGACGATTTTATAGCCAAGCTAAAGAAACAGCTCGCAGACAAACACCCCAAACCCGCTGAGGAACACGATCCCGACTGGCTTGAAAAGTACGACGCTCAATTAACCAGAGCAATTGCACTACTTGAATGGAAGCAAAAACCAAAGGTCGACAGGATTATAGAAAGGCAGGAAGCGATTAAAAAACCAAGCAAACCACATTGAGGAATTTTTAAATGCATACTAATGAAGAAATGAAAAAATTAGCGTCAACATTTATAGAAGCCTGCAACATGGTTGACGCTAACGGCAATTCTACTTTTATAAAATTATGGGTAGCCGATGGACGGTTTCATTTTGCGATACTACATCCCGAGATAAGCAAAAAGGTTGATTCGTTTATTAAAAATAGGGGCAATTAGGTGATTTATGAAAAAGAAAGCCACCACAATTATAACCGCTGACGCTCTTATCAAAGTGCTTAAAAAGATCCCACCTGAAACCAAGGTAATGATCATGGCAGATAATAAAGAGTTAGATAAATTTAAGTTGCTCCCAATACACTTAACAAGCTATGGCAATTTGCGCGGCGAAGATGAGTCATATTTTGTAATCGGCTTCAAAATGGAACACCTGGAGGGCGATGTATGAAAACGCGCAATTTAGTTAGCAAAGGCTCATTGGTATATCAGTCCCCTAGCAAATGGATTAATAGCCGTGAGCTACGCGTCAACCGTGACGCTCTCCTCTTTGCTAACGAGCTTTCGCAACTGACCTATAGCCAATGTCACGATCCCCTCCTAGACGAGCTTAGAGGGCTTCTTATGCCGCCAGTTGTCCGGGATTCCCGGATAACTGAACGAACCCGATACTTTCTTGGTAAGGTGGTGCGCAAACTTACTACTCCCAAAGTACTTAGGGATGATTTGCCACTAAGTCCCAATGAGCCTAGACCTATTCGTTTAATCGACCCTGATAAAGTGATAGGAGTATTTTATGAGCACAACAACAGACTGCATTAAGAAAATGCTAATAGTCTCACCCCCCTCTTTTATCCTAGGTGGGCTTGCGTATTTTTTCATGATGTTAACGCAAGGTAGCGAAGGACTTAGAAGCGTTAGCGGACTTTGGTACTTTGCTTTCTTTTTAGGCTTTGATTATCTACTTGCGGTAAAGCACAATGCAAAGCACACATTTGCCTATAGCCTTAAGTACTTGTCTTATTTTGCCTGGTTACTTCCCGTGTTCATGTTTATCTATTTCACAGTCACAGGATCGCAGGTTTCTAATGATAAAGCTCTAGGTGCAACCATAGGTTTTATAGGTGCCTTAATTTTTAGCACTGGCATAGGTATGGTTTCAGGCTTGGTGGGCTTAGTGTTTCATATGATTCAAAAGAATATTTTTGAATCTGCAGCTAAAAACAGAAAAAGAAAACTAAAAGAAAAGCATGCGCGTGAAAAGGAACAGCTAGCAATCAATGAGGGAAATAAAGATGCAATTAAAACCACAGGCACCGAATAAAATACCGACCCTTTATATGGAAATCAAAGAGGCTCGACTAGCTCTTGGTTTAACACAAAAAGAGTTTGCCGACGCTATCGGTGTTAGTGTGTGCGCAGTCAATAGATGGGAAAACGCCCACACTCACCCATCGCAATTAGCTATTAACTCAATCAATGAACTGTTAAAAAAGAAAGGGAACTATAATGGCTAATCAGCTAGAAACGGATGACAAAGAATTATTCGAAGCCTATAAAACCATTATTGATAAAGTCAATGTCGATCACGGCGCGTTTACTTACGTGATTGACGATTGCTTAATCACAGGCGACGTTGTTAAAAACCTTAAAGAGTTAGGTGCGATTTACAGCCCAACAGGCAACTTAATGGGCGACCCTAGGTTTATCGCCTACGTTATGGAGGGGTTAGCTAATTCATATTTAGCGACAGCTCAGCAAATATTGGGTTTAAACACAAGGGATTACTTACTTCAATATTGTGATAGTGTGATAAAAACACGAGCATATGAAGTGCCGCCAAGAATGAATTTTAGAATACAAAGTATACACAAGGCTGCAAAGGGGTAACTATGAAAGCAAGCGAAGCATTTGAAATATCACAACACAATTCTGCAGCAAACAACCACAGAGAATTTATGGCTGTGCTAGATGAGATACAGAAAAAAGCCTGTGAAGGTCTTTACTATTTGATGGTTGAGAAAATGCCCCCTTACTCTGTTAACGAGCTAAAGAATCGCGGTTATACAGTTCATCAAAACAAAACTCATAACATTGACGGGGAACCATACGACCTGATTGAGTGGAGCGACGTAAATGGATAGTGATGAGGAACACCAAAGCAACCCAGAGGATTACATACCAAAGGAAGGTGACACAATGCAGGATAACGAAGGCACCTGGTTTTTCGAGGATGGCCAATGGTGGTTGTTCTAGAATGAATAAACCCGACTATGAATACTTAGTCTCGCAAAGCAACTTTCTGTTTAAGTGTATGACTGGGATTATCATTTTTGACAAAAACTTAGGTCGAATGTCCGTCACAAACGGTATTGAAATCGTTCTTAGTGAGATAAAAGCTGACACGCGCGAGTATCTTGAGTGGCCACCACTGATTGTGATTTACAGAGATTCTGAAAAAATGTTTTCAAGCATACAACTGGGTTGCAAAGGACAGTTTTTGAGTTTTACCTTTGCTGACAAAGATCCCGCTGTTATTTTGCAAATAGCACTGGAACTGGCAGTTGAAAACCGTCGCAGGGTTATTGATTTCGCACAATCCGACCGAGTTTTATTTTCCCGCTATACACTTGATTTAATAAAGAGGTATTTATCATGAGTTATTACAATATACCTGAACTAACCAAGCAAACTATCGATGACTATGTAAAACTTAGATATCAGCCAGGGCACTTTGTGACCGCTTTATTAGCAAATGATTTGTTTGGCGCTGTAGGCAGGGCAGATGCTGAGAATGCAGCCGCTTTTATAGAAATCTGCAAATACATTTATAATAACGTCCCCCTTTCTTGCTGGGGCAACTATGAGAAAGTTCAAGCTTGGCTAAAAAATGATGAAATTTAAATTAAAGCCCGAAGATATTCTGTTTGAAGCCTCATCAGCTGGCTTGTTTGGCTCACATAGTCGAATCAAAATGATGCATTTACCATCTAAATGTTTCATTGATAAAACTTACCATTACAAAATAGACAGAGCGCTTGAGCGGCAAATTATGCTGGATGATTTAACTAAAATAGTTCAGGAGCATTACAAAAATATTGATACCTGATCAAATTTAACCGATCAACTTACCAAAAAAACGCGTAGAATAGGAGTCGTAGATATTACCAAGGAGGGTTTTATCATGGCACTAGAAGGTGTTTTAGCAAAAGCTGCATTGGATGCTTTGCCTAAAGAAGTTGAATTAAAAGGTGAAGTCACCATAACCAAAGACAAACAAGACGGGAAAAAGCATAGCCATCGCGCTGATGCTGATAAGACGATCACGCATCATTACAAAGTCACTCAAACACAATCATACGAAGTTGATGACAGCGTTAATGAAAAAGACAACCTAGCTGATGATGTTGAGCAAACAAAGACTTCAAAGAAAAGTCGCGGATGTTTTTCGATGTGTTTTGGTAAGCGTGATTAGTTAGAGCTGCTTAAGGTTTTTAGCTCATTTGACATCAAAAGGATGTTTAAATTACCCTAAAGACCGTCGATTGTGATCTTCCCGCAATCAACGACTCAGTATCCTTGAGTGCTATTAGCAGTCCATACCTACTAAAGAGGCAGCCGTTTTCAAGCTGCCTTTTTTTACGACCGTAATTAATTTATTTAGCTTTCATTAGTATGGGTATGCGCCTGGCGCTGTCTCGCCCTCGGTGGCTGCAACAGTCTCGCCGATAGTTAGACCCACATCAGGCTTTGCAAACAAAAATTCTGCCTCTGGAACTGGTTCGCTAGGTTTTAATTTATTTAGCTCTTCTCTTAATTCTTGGTTCGCCTTCTCGTTGTCTTGACACAATTTCAACAGCGCACTAATCATCGCCTCAAACTTAACTGCGATATGCATCAATTGCTCTCTGTCGCACTCAAAATAATCAATCTCTGAGCCTTGCGGTAACTTGATAACCGTTTTACCGAAATTTACATCTGTCATAGTTTCTTTTTCCTTTTTGTTTCAGGTTGTCCGTAAATTGTTTTTAGTAGCTGTTTACCGTCGATGTATTCGCGCAAAACGAAAATACCATAATCAACACCTACCACAACAGCGCCAGCGTAGCCGACCTCTTTCATTCGCTCAAGAAAGTCTAGCTGTTCGGGTCGAATGACCGCCCTTTTATTTGTTTGCGGTTTAATCTCAAGGAAAAGCCCGTGGTAATGAACTGTAGGCCACCCTATGAATAAGTCGCTAGCACCTGGCATAAGCCCTTGTAGCTTTAATAAAGCGCCCTCTCGCGGGCTACGCTTACCCTCATTCGCTATGTGGAACGTAACTTGTCGCACGTATTTTCGATAGTAAGCTAGCCATTCAAGTATCGCGATCTGAGTTTTGCTTTCTGCATATACCCGTGGCTTCTTAAAACCTGCCATAGAATTCGTAACTTAGAAACAAAAGCACGACAATATTAATAATCAAGACGATCAAAAAAGGTTTACTTTGTATCTCTGCTAGCAAATCATCAACTGGCTCATCTTTTCTGTAAGTCGCTTGCGGCTTCCTCTTTTTATTCTTGCTCATAAACATCCTTGTTTAGCTCCCTTTGTTAGTCACGCTTTGGAAGGACACCCCAACCAAGCTCCTCACTGCAATGATTTTTTTGATAAGTTACTGTTGCACACCTGATTGATTCTAGCGCTGTGCGTATGTGGGCTTGCACCTCAGGACAACTCGACGAGAAATATTCACGAAGCGAGTAAACGTTATCATAAGAGTCTCTTAAGTAATCAACAGCCGTGGGCCGCCTTGATTTAACTTCCATTGTCGACAAATCCTTTTCATTTAATTTTATGCTACATAGTTTTTATAATTTAAAAATCGATTATTAGCGCCATCAAACACTAGCGTAAAATTGCCCGTGATCCCGTTTCTTTGCTTATCAATGATGATTTCAGCTAGGCCCCTATTTTCGCTAGTTTCTTTGTACGTCTCCTCTCGGTGGATCAACGCTACCAGATCAGCATCTTGCTCTATTGAACCTGAGTCTTTCAAATCAGCCATGTTTGGCTTCCTGACATCAACGCCTTTAGCGACTGAGTTACGGTTAAGTTGAGCAAGTGCTATCACAGGTATATTAAGCTCCTTAGCTAAAGCTTTAAGGCTGCCTGAGCACTCCCCTATTTCGTTTGCGCGATTATCATATTTTGTGTCGGCTCTCATCATTTGGACATAATCGACGACGATCAATGAAAGGTTTTTAAACTCTCGCATATCCCTTCTAGCTCTAGCCCTTATCTCTGCAGGGGTTAGTCTGGGTGCGCCATCAATGCGAATATGGTTGTTATCGAGTCTTTGCGCAGCATTGCCGATGCGCAATACATCGTACTCGCTGAGAGGCTTACCCCTTAATTGTCTGAAATTGACTTGCGCCATTGATAGGAACATTCGTTCAACTAATGAGCGCGGGGTCATTTCCATAGAGAAAATGAGCACGCCTTTGTTTTCTTGCATGGTTGCAACATGGGTTGCGATGTTAATGCCTAGCGTTGTTTTACCTTGACCCGGTCGCCCTGCAATCACAATTAGCTCGCCCGGTCTCATGCCCCCTTCCATCATTTTGTCTAGCTCAGCAAAGCCAGTGCTAAGGGGTGCTTCTTGATCGATGTCTAGGCTATCGAGCAACTCGCGCACGATGTTGATAATCGGTTGAGGGCCGCCCCCACGAACTGATGAACTTTCAATCTCAAGTATCAGCGCGTCTGCCTTGTCGATCATTTCTGAGGGTTCGAGGTTTTGCTCGGTCAAGTTCAAGATTTCGCCAGCGGCCTGTTTTAGATTCTGTATTGTGCCATGCTTAAGCAGATAGCTTACATAGGTTAAAACGTTGGCAGGCCCTGCGTTATTTGTTGCGAGCTGTCCGAGATAAGCAAGACACCCGGTGTTGTCCCAAAGTTTTAAGTCGCGAAGCTCAGCATCAACCGTAAATATGTCGATCCCTGCATTGCGCTTAGCAAGGCTTTTCATAGCTAGGTAGATAAGTCTATTTTCGCTAACCAGAAAGTTGTTTGCGGCTAACTTATCGCTAACGATATCCCACGTTGGTGGGTTGGTGAGTAATACACCTAAGATTGCTTGCTCTGCGTTTTCTGTTGGGCGAGCGACCGCGGGTAGCTTAGGTTGTGTCATTTATTTTTTTCTTTTGTTGTAAAGTTTTTAGTTAATTAAATTTCACATCCTTGTTTAACCCCTTTTTAGACTTTGTGAATTTTTTTGTACTCTTCTAAGCTGACTACTTTTGCTAATAAAAGGTTTTTTATTTTTTTGGCCTCTCTTTTGACTTTTGCTTCAGCGCGCTTTTTTCTGCGCTGTTCTGCCTCATGCATCTCAGTGAACACCCTTTGCTTTTCGAGCTTGATGTAATTATCTACTTTTGATTGATACGTCATGTACAGTTTGTTGGCAAACCTTCTATCCGATCTTATTAAGCTAATAACGTGATCTTGGGTCACGCTCTTGCCTTGGATTTTCCATTTTTCAGACCTAACCCAAGGCCCTAGATAATAAAATTTTTCGATTTCCAAAGGGGGCACTTTTTCGAGCGTTATTGACCAAGGCCAATCTAACTCGCTAGTCATACAAACGCCTCCATAAAATAGTCAGTTGAATACATCGTTGTTGATTTCAATCTGCATCCTGCAAACATTTCTTTAAGCGCTTTTAACTTTTTCTCCTCATTTAAAAAACATGCCCTTAAATACGCCCTGATTCGCTCTATTGGGCCTTTCTTTAATCTGTTTACCATTCGTCTTAAAACACCCTCGGTGCGAACAGGGCCAATTCTAGAAGCTTTTAGGTCGTGTTTGATTGCTTCTTTCTCACGGAATGATACTTGAGGGTGATTTAAGAAGGTTTCGATCACCTTTTCGATTGGTTCCTCATATTTAATCTGATTTTCTTCCTCGCTTAGAATCTTAAGAATATTAGTTTCCTCCTTCTTAGAGAGATCATAATAAGGTATATGTGAACTTTGAGTTGTGAGTTTAGTTGCGGCTTTGTCAACTAACCAATCTATGCCCTTTAGGGTTATACGCAAGATATCCACATTTTGTCCGCAATCATCGAAATCCATGAAGCCGTGTCGCTTTAAGTCAGCAACGTGTCTTGATGCTGTTGTTTCGTTGACACCAAAGCGCCTGCCGATCTCTGCGTTACCCAAACAGAAAGGGCGACATGCGTCGTGATACTCAAGGGCCAAGCAAAGGATCAGGTATTGAGTTTTAGGGAGTCTTTCAATGATTTTTGAGTTAGCAGAGGGAGCTATTTCACTAAAGTGTGTTAAAAAGCTTGAATTGGTATTGTATTTCGCTGATCGTGATGTGATAATTCCGGTCATCAGATGTTACCTCTTCTGACTTGTGAGAGGGTTGTTAGGTACATTCGGTAGTTATGACCTTTTGGTTGACACACTATGGGTAGTAACATTGCAGGACGCTCCGTAAAAGGGCGTGTTTTAGAAAGATCACTTTGGTCGGTGGATGATTCTGAAACGCGCGAAAAGGACTAAAAACTGTCGTTCACTTTAAACGCGCAGTTGATCTTATTCAAGTCTAATTTTCTAATCTGTCTATTTCGCCCCGTATAATCTCTAGCTGTTCCAGCGCTCGCTTTTCCATTTTCCTTAAAAAAGAAATGCTAGCCGAAAGGCTTATTTTCTTTGGCTTAGTCTTGTCACTCATGTAATCAGATGACATTTCAGCAATCGTTACCCCGAAATAATCTGCTAATGGCTGCACAGTCGACGGCTTTGATTCTCTTATCTCGCCTGTCAGTATTCGATGGATCGTCGTTTGTGGCACGCCTGTTTCGCGAGAAAGCTTGCCCTCGCTCATGTCACCCATGAGTCGGCGTAGGTTAATTTGAATCGGAAGTTTTTTCATATTTCACCAAGACTTGATAGAGCCACTCAATTTTATTATCTTCATGATAGCTAACAGCCACTCCACCAAGGGGCTGCCAACCCTCGGTTATAAAATGATTAACCGACTCATCAAGCTCCAATGTGTCTTCACCGAGTATTGTTCTATACTCAACTATTTTCATATCTTCGCCTTTTTTGTCTCATTTCAAGCTCTCTTTCTATGTAAGATGACCATGTGAAATAGACCACCCAAAAGGTTCCGCACAACAATATGATCGACAAACAAATGCCAAATATCCAAGCAAGCATCATTTTTCACACTTCCCAATCT